CTGCAAGTTCCAGCCGGCCGCGATCCAGTTCCTCAGCCGCCCTCCTGCCGCCGGTGCCGCCGGTGCCGGATCGTTAAGGATTCGTTTCGTCTCCAGGCAAATGATGTCGATGTCACAGAGAACCACGATATTCCCCGAGGCGTCGGGAATCGGCGAGTTGTACGGTTTGGGGCTGATGGTGACGTACATTAATTCGCCCGCCTTCCAGTTGCCGAAATCAAACTGGTTGACACGTCCCTGGAAAAGCTGGAACCAGGAGGCCCCGGACACCGGGTTGGCTGGCCGCACAAAGCTATAGGGCACCTCGAACCAGTGCAAGATAACCGTGCCGTCCGGCATCGGCAGCCTGGGAAAGTCATTGAATGCCTGCGCCTTCAAGGTGCCCGAGGGATAGGTGTCAAGGACATTTTGCCCTTGCTTGGCGGTAAGGATGCTCTCCTTGGGGCCGCCGGCCACCCACAACCAGCGGTAATACTCCTGCGTGTCCCAGCACTTCTTCGTTACGTCCGAACCCGTGCCGGTGTCGTCGTACCACGTCAGCGAGGATACCGTCAAGCCGCTGCCGGGTTGTCCCGGATCTGGTTCCATGAAGTACATGCGGTTGGCGAACTCGATATCGATGCGGTACTCAGGATATCGTGCATATTGCGGGAAATTCGGGATGGCCACTTGCAAGGCCGACGCTTCCTTGAGTAAGTCCTTGCCCATGCCGGCAAAGTCGGTAATCGTCTCGGCATACAGGGTGGGAAAGCGCGGATGGCCGATAGGCATTTTGCGGAGGATGCCCGGCCTGGCCCCTGCCGCCGTGGGGTTCGGGTCCGCCGTGGCTGAGCCGAGGATGAGGATAACCACGTTCTCGAAGTCGGCGGCACTGGTCGAGGTCCACCAGTAGGACATTTTCGCCTTGCCGCCCTTCAAGCTGAGATTGGCGCTGCCTGGCTCGTTGGAGTCGGTCACTTCGCGCAAATCGGCAATGACTGGCGCTGTCAGGGGTGCCGGCGCCGCTTTAACTTTCCGCTGTAGCTTTTGCCCCGCCGTCAGCATCATTTCCCTCGGAACCAGTCCACCACGGCGCGCGGCCCGGCGGTCAGTGCCCCCAGCCCCACGGCACCGGCCTGGCCCGCGCCGCCCACCGCCGGGTGATCCTGGACGAATTTATCCGCTTTTTCTCCCCCTACTTTCTCCAGTGCAACAATGATGGCGCTGGTAAGCATATTCATCTGGTCTTGCAGCCAGGTCTTGAAGTCCAGCCGGTCATCCCGAATTAGTTTCAGCACCTCGATACCGTCCTTTAACAAATCCTCCTGCGTCTTCTCCGTGCCGGCACCCGCGATAAAAGAGGCAGCGGCGATGTCCCTGGTAATCTGTTCAATCCCCTTGAAAGCAACGTCTTTTGGTGCCGCGATGGCGTGCGGTTTTCCTGTCAAATTCTCGATGAGTTTGTTGATGTCCAGGCCGAGGAGCTTGTAAAGGAAGCCGGCCAGCGCCAGAATGGCCGTGATAAGGTACTTGATACCTTCCTGCAAGACATCAAATAATGATCCCAGGCCCAGACTTTCAAACAAGGTATCGAGCATTTCGGACAGGATGTCAATGACGGTGGAAAATACCGTACTCACCACGTCGAGAATTTTATTAAGTCCCTCCATCGCTTTATTGAAGATGGACATTGCCACGTTCAAGGGCATCAGGATCATTTTCAGGAGGAAGCCGAGGTATTCGATGATCGGCCGCAGGATGGCAAAACTCACCTCGAGGATGGCCATGGTCGCCTGGAGTAGACTCATCAGCACCTCGATGATCGGCATCAGCGCTTTCATCTGAGTGACGAAGTTCCGGGTGACTTCCACGAGGTACGTACCGAACATCTGCACCAACGAATCGACCACCGGACGCAGCGCATCCATCGTGCTTTGAATCAGCGCCGCCATCTGATCTAGGACCGGCGCCAGAATGGTAAAGATATTCTGGAAGGCCGTACCAACCGTGGCTTGCAGGTTGGCCATCTGCTGATTGAAGGCCAGGAGCAGAGCCGGGTTGAGCGCTTCGACAAAGGGAGTGACCGCCGCCAGCAGGCGTTGCGGCAGGTTGATGAGCGTTTCGGCTAATGTACCCAGGCCGGGCACCACGAGATCCAGGATTCGGCCGGCCATCGCCCCGAGGCCGGCGCCGAGGCTATTGGCGACGGCCAGCAGGGGGCCGGCGGCGGACTGCAAGGACTGGCCGATAGTGGCCGCGCCCTGGCCCGCCTGGGCCGCGGCCTGGCCGAAGGATGCGGTCGTCGCGGCCACGGCGCTGGACAGGTTCGTTAATGTTCCGGCTAACTGGTTCGCTGCCGCTTGCAGTGCTGCCGTCGCTCCGCTCGGTGATGCCATGATTCTTTCTAATCCTCTGGCTTCCTGTTAAGAGGCTTGCCATCCCAGCCTTTTTCCACCAGGGGAGACTTCCCGTATTTACTGCGGATTTTATCCTTCGCTCTCAGGTAACTTTCCTCGCTCAACATCCCGCTCAGCGCCTGCCGGACGCAGTCCAGGTCGGCCATTTCCTTCTCGTAGGTCGCTGCCCCCGGCAGCGCCGTCATCGCCTGCCCCGCAGGGCCGTTGCTTGCCGTGCCGGCCCCCAGACGCTGCGCCTCGGGACGGGGCCGTAGCAAGATGTCCGTCACCTGCTTCAAGGTCAGCCTCCGCAGGTCGGCGAAAGTCCAGCCGCTATGCACTTCCAGCAAGCCGTGGAATAGTTCACGCAGCCGGTCCCGAATGACCGTCGTCGTGGCGAAAGGATTCCTCCGTGCGCGGCTCGCCCTCCCGGCCCGGCGGCGTCTGCGCCGGCCCGCCGGACAGCCCTGCTTCCTTCAAGACCACTTCCATGAGTCGCTTGATTTCCTCACCGCGCTGCAAGATTAGCGGCATGAGCTCCTCGTCGCCGATGCCCAAAGACAGCTTGAGCAGGCAGGCGGCACCGGCCGGGGACTTCACCCAGCGCTGGCCACGCTCGGCAAGAAAGCCGAACTCGCCGGCCGAGTATTGCTCATACAGGTCAAGCGCCTTCTTGTTGTAGGTGTCCAGGTCGAGGACATCCTTCATGGCACGCAAGCGTTCCTTGGCCTGGTGGAAGTGCTCCACTTCCAGCGTTTCCATCAAGCCGAACGTGACCGGCTTGAAGTGATAGCGTCGGCCGCGGAACTCCAGGGAGTGCGGCGTGCTTTCAGCGCCCAGCAGTTCAGGAAGTAGACTCAAGGTAATACTCCTAGGTGACGGCGGCCGCGAACGATCCCACAGAATCCGCCGACACGGACAGCGTTTCTTCCTTCTCGGCGTCCACGGTAGGTGTGACGTCGGTAACCATTGCGGATACGGTCAGGAACAGCGCGCCCGAAAAACCGAGCTTGAGCGCACAGGTGTTGCCGACGCTGATCGGCGTACCGCCCGCGAAGTAGGCGCCCTCCAGGGTAATAGCCGCTGACAGGAAACCGCCGATGCCCGTTTGATAGCCCGCTGAGGGGAAATCGTTGATCTTGAGGAAGACGATTTTCATGCTGACTTTCCAGATACGGAAAGCCGCTTGCGTGGTGCCGCCGTCGAGGGAAACCGAGCCGCCCTTGCCGGCCAGATAAGATGCCATGATCCGCCCTCCTTTACGTTACGGCGGCCGTGAAGGTACCCGTGGAGTCGCATGTTACGGACAGCGTTTCCTCTTTTTCCGCATCGACAGTCGGGGTTATGTCGGTGATCATGGCCGGAATCGTTAGGGACAGCGTCGAGGAATAGCCCAGCACAAAAGAGTGAACGGAACCCACGCTCAGAGCGGTGGCCCCGGAGAAGTAGGCGCCGTCGAGCGTGATGGATGCCGAGAAGAAGCCGGCAATACCCAGCTGGTATCCCTGGCAGTTGAAATCATTGATCTTGAGGAAGACCACTTTCATGGAGGCCTTCCAGCTGCGGAAAGCCACCGGCGTACTATCCACGGTCACCGAGCCGCCTTTGCCGGCCAAATAACTTCCGGGCACATTAGCCTCCCTTCTCAGCGAAAGTGCGCCTCGTCGGGGCGGATGGTGACAACGCGGAATAAATGCACGTCGTTATCCCAGTAAAGCAATCCAACAGGGAAGTCCGAGGCAGGCACAACGATGATCGGCTCGGCTTCGCCCCTGAATTGCATGTTGTGTTCGACGAAAGGGCGCAGCCGGTCGGGGCCGTCCGGTACAAAAAGGACATAACCTAAAAAACCCTTCAAATCAAAGGTGCTCGGCATCGTTAGTTGGTTCGTTGCGTCCACAGGATGCCCTCAATAATCCCCTGCCATACGTCTTTGCCCGTTTTGGTCGCCTCGTCCTCTTGCAGCATGGCATCCCGGCGCGTCTCCCAGACCAGGAAGGGCGCGCCCGACGGCAAGGTGAAGGGCGTGCCGCCGGCACCGCCCAGCTTGCTGTTGAAGATACCCCGAATCGTCGCCACGGCTGTTACCACGTCCGCACGCACGCCGCGCACCGTGATGGTCACTTTGCGTTTGTCCAGCCAGACCGCGTTGAATGCCAGCGCTGTGCGTGCTTCCAGCTGGCAATCAAGGTTGGCGGTCGGCTTGCCCGCCTGCACGTCCGTCCCTGGAATGAGAGACTTCATTCGGCCGACAACCAACCCATGCGGAAACAGGCCTGGCAAGGTCGTGGTGTCCGTGGCCCAGGCCTGCTGTACGCCGCGCTCCGTATCGTCATCAACAACGTCGCTCATGTCATACCTTGCGGCGGCACTCGATCACCATGAGGGCGTCCAGCGTCATCATGGAGCGCATGTCAAGCACGTCTAGATAGACGCCGCTGGCCAGCTTGATCCGATCCTCGCGCGTCACGTTGATATCGTTAGCGACCGTGACCTCGTAACGCCCCTCGCTGCCGCGTACGCCCATCTCGTCGACTTCCGGCTTCGTCAAGAGCTGCACACGGGCCGGCAGGTTGGCGTAGAGCACCACGCCAGCCGGGTTCACGGCGTCCGAGGGAAACTGCTTGACGGCCACGCCCGCCGTGTCGTAGGTGATTTTCGGCCGCTCGATGGTGATCGTATCTTGCAGGTCCGCCATGATGCGGGCATTCACGCAGGTTAGCCAGCGCGTCCAGCGGTTTTTGCGCCACTGCATTTGCCGAACGATCCAGCGCGTGCCCGGCTGCTCCTCGTTGGCCTGATCGGTCTTCTCGACGATGACATCCCCCACCTTGGAGACGACGCCGGCGGGGAACATCACGTCGGGAATGATCCACAGGCAAGCGTCGTCGATGACCGCACCCTCGGAGGGGGAGGCTTCCGTGCTATCGGTCGGGCGCCTTTTGGCCGTGGCGATCTGGTAGACAACGTTGGTGGAGGCCGGCGGCGTCGGGGCGGGAGTCGAGCCGTCGAAGACAGCCGGCATATCCACAATGGAGGCGCGAGCGCGAGCAGATTCATAAGTAACACTGGTCGTGTTATCCCATACCAGGAAGTCTTGACTCATTCCGATGGTGGTCGGCATGGCGTTCCTCCATCAGATATAATCCCAGAGGACATGCCCCGCGGCCGCAGCGCCGGTGCCGAGGTTCAACACCAGGGATTGCGAAGTGCCTGTCAGAAACCAGCCGCGTTCGCTGCCGACGACGGGCGCCGTGTCCGGGGCCACGAGAGATTGACCGACCGCCAGCGCCATGGCGCCAGAGAGGGCCGTGGCTGCCCCATCCTGCCACGTTATCGTCCCTGCTGCCGAGGCCACCAGCACGTAGCCCAGCACACGAACGCGGCGCCCGGCCTGGGCGGCCACAATGGTCGTGGTGCCTGCCACAGCTGTGATCGGCGTCGAGGGCATGGGTTCCTTTCAGGCACGGGCGCGGCTGGTGATGCACCAGGACATGCTTTCTTGTTGGATCAGGATGTTCAGGTCCTTGAGCATCGAGGTTAGCGTTTGATAGAAGGCTTGCCACTGATAGGATTCGCCATCGATGGAGTACGAAAGTTTCGGCGTCAAGATCCCTGACCACGTTCCCGCATGGATGGCATCCACGGCAGCGTTAATATTCGCCTGCGTGGGGTTCTGAATGACCGTGGCGACCAGGATTAGCAGCTGAGAGTACAGGACTTTCGCCGCGTTCAGATTGTCCAGAACTTGCTGTGACACGGTTCACCCCAGGCGCTGATAAGGCATCTTGTACAGCCCGCTTGTATGAATGTACGTGCCCGCCGACGCCGCGTGCATGAGATCGTAGAAGTAACTGCGGTCCACGCTGTAGCGAACGAGCGCGTCCCGGAACTGCACGTACAGCGCTTGCCCGTCCGGGTCGTAACCGGCCGAGCGTACCCAGCCGGACTTACTGTTCACGCGATGCATGGTCGGCAGCGCGGGGCCGGCCGCCTTCTGGGCACCACCGCGGCCGAACAGCTTGCCGAACAGGCGCGACATCGGCTCACCTCCTGGGCTGGCGAAGGTGCGGGAAGAGCTGCTGACGCAGCCGGGCCGCTTCGAGGGCCAGGCGGCGGCGCTGCTCGACGCCGGTTATTTTTCCGGCATTTTTACTGGCGTAGAATACGGACTTACCTTTTTCGGCGCCGTATTCTTGCTGCATTTTTTTCAGGATGGATTCGCCCTTCGAGGTCAAGGGCATGGCTTACCCCTCTTCCTCAGGTTTCTTGTCCGACAGTTCCCCCGTCGCCGAGACGTTATCGGGCAATCCTCTCGTCGCCTGGCTGTAAACGGCCACGGCCTTGCGCCGGCCGCACAGCCAGCAAGCAAAAGGTCCGTCACCTACAGGACAGCGCAGGGAAAGGTTTTTCTCCCTGGCGCAATCGTCACAAGCGTAAATCACCCCTCAGTCTCCGGCTTCTTGTCGCTCAATTCCCCCGTCGCCGAGACGTAGTAGGTCTTCTGCGCCTTGTGCCCTTGCGGCGCCCAGGTCAGCTTCCCCTCGGCGTCCATGTGCTGCCGCAGATCCACGCCGAGGCGGCGGGCCTGCGAACGGATAAAGTCGCTCTCCGGTACAGCGGTGATTTCGACCGTGTTCTCGCTCTTGTTCACCGAGCGGATGCCCAGCTGCCGGTAACACAGCGCCTCGGCCTCAATGTCATCACGGGCAGCAACGACCAGATCCGGCGCGCCCGCTTCGGGGACCGTGGGCAGGAACACGCGAATTCTGTAGAAGCCGGTGTGCGCGGCCGCACCCTTCTTGCTCATGGCGGAAGGCGATGTCAGGTCATGGACGCCGGGGGGCGGTCGGTCGCCATGATGTACTTGTTCTTTGGCCATTGGCTTTCCCCTGAAATCAACCGGCGTCAAGGTAGTTGACAATTATCCGCCTCGGCTCATAGGTCATGGGGATCATGCGCAAATCCGCCTTGACGAAAAGCACAATGCCGCGGTCGATCAGATCGACCTGATTCGGCGCCGCCTGCTGTATCCGCAGCGGCCAGTTCACGCAGCGATGGAAGGGAGGGGTCCGCGAATCCCAGATAAACCAGCGCGCCCCCGCGTGTGCCGCGTCAAGATTCAAGCCCGAGGGGTCCGTCATTCGTTGATAAACGAGTGGCGATGTGTAGATCTTGTAATTCCGCAGCACATTGCCGAATTTGCGGATGTCCTGACCGCCGGTCGGCGGCGGCCCGCCGGTCGGCTGGCTGGTCATGCCGCCGGGACCGCGATATTCCAGCTCGGTGGCCCGCACGATGGCCTGCATCGTGTAGAGCAGTTCCTGGTTGACATAGACCGAATCGGGCGTGATCTTGACGCGCGAGCCGGTGGCCGGGTCGATCATATCGCGGAAAGCTACCTCGGCCTTCTGGATTTGCTCCCAGAAAACCAGAGGGTTCGACGGGATGACGTTATTGAAGTAGCCGGCGTTGATATACGTGTTGTAGTTGACGCCGTTGTAAATGTAGTTGTTGATGATGCCGAGGAAATGGTCAATGCAGAGCATTTCCTGTCTTCGGTGGACCCAGTAGCCGACGTTGTTCGCTCGTTCGAGCACTTCCCCCGTCAAGTCGAGGTAGACGGTTTCCTGGAGGACTTCGCAGGCCAGGGCCAACTCGACGGTGCGCGGCTGTATGATCCAGCGCTCGGAGAAGCCGGCCCTTTTGGTCGGGTTGCCGGGATAGCGCGGCTCAGCCTGGTCGCCGATCTCGCCGGTGCCAATGACCTTGCGGCCGTCGAACATCCGCGTGCCGCGCTCCGGCATGATGTCATCCATGATGAAGTCAGGATACTCCCAGCCCTTCATCACCTCGATCTCCAGCAAGCCGGCCACGACCGAGGTAAAGGCGTTGATGTCCGCAAAGGCACTGGCAGGGACCGCGGCGGCGCCGGTGTCTTCCATGATAGGCTGGTGCTCCTCCTGCGCTGCCCGCTGGTGCTGGAGCACCTGCCACCACAAGGGCGAGCGCATGAGGGACTCGCCCTTGTGCTGCGGCCCAAGGGTCGCCTCGGCGAGATCCTTCAAGGAGAAGGAATAGGGATCGAGCGGCGCCATCTCACTGCCTTTCGAGTCGCGCGGTTTCTTCCAGGCCGGCCGACCGGAGGGATGGCGATAGCGGCGGCCCTGCTCATCGGTCACACCGAGGAGATGGCAAACCTTGCGGGCAAAGCCCTTCGGTCCCTCGGACTCGTAAAGCTGCCGCGTAGACTGTTGCCCGATCATGGGTTGCCTCTTTTCTTGCGCCGGTCCCGAAAATTTATGCCGCCGTTATGCATCTCAGGGGAAGTCTGTTATCCGTCCGTTGAGTTTGACGCGGACCCTGGCCTGCACCGTATTCCACGGCTGCGTATTGGGCGCCTGCGTGGGAATACCGATTACCTTGCCGATGGCCGTGGTCGCCGTCACGCCGGTATTCGTCACCTTCTGATTGACCAGGGCAGCGCCGCCGTCACGCGTCACGGATACCATGTCGCCGAGCTTGGGGGTGTATCCGCTGACGCAATCGAAATCGAACACGCCAGCCACACGCACCGTGCGGATACCCTTGTTGTCCGCCTCAGAAGCCAGCCGCACGTCAGCCGCCACGCCGATGAACAGGGGGGCTATCGTCGTTTGGTCCGCTGCCTCATTGGCGCCGGGCGTCAACAGGGCGACCGGCTTACAAACAAAGTTCGCCGTGTCCCAGTACAGCAAATCGCCGCGGGCTACCGCCGTCGAGGCCGGGAAGGGCAGGGGGAGAGAATTGTTGTCGCTGAGAACTTCTTGGCCGGCCATCTTAACCTCGATTGTCGTAAGGACGGGACGGCGACAGGCCTATCCATCCAGTCGCCGTACCCGTCTCGCCCTCTCGCCTTGAGGTCGTTCCAGAAAACGGAGCGCCGCCCGCCTGGAGGGGAGACGGCGCCCCGCCACACCCGCGCGCTATCGCGCCGCACCGAGGGACTATCCCAGCAATGCCGCTAAAAATCCTTCGTTCGTGTCCACGCCTTCGAGCACGTCTTTTTTCTTGCCGTCGTCGCTGCCGCCGGCGCCGGAGCGCGGCGGGTTGGCGTTCTTGCCGCCGCGTTCCTTCTCGCGCTCGAGCAACTTCTTGACGCGCTTGTCGTCGCGCGCGTCCATGAGCGACTCCATGAGCACCTCGTCCGGCGTCACGCCCAGCCGGGCCGACTCGCGGTGGATGAGGTTTTCCCGCTCTAACCTCTGAATACGCTGCCGCTGCTCCTCGGCCTCTTCCTTCTTCTTCACGGGTTCCTCCTCGTCCTCTTCCTCGATGTCCTCTTCCGCCGTGTCGGCCCCGTTGGTGAGCTTGTGGTGCGCTTTGAGGAGTTTGGCAATCTCCTTGATGCAGCCGGCCGGGTCTTCTTCCCCACCCAGGCACTTCGAGACGATAGCGGATACGGCTGCCTCGAAGCCGCTCGATAGCGCATCGTCGGAATCGGTCGGCACCTCGTCGAGACCTTCGGCATCCTGATCCATCAGATCCTCATCGTCCTGCTCGACGAGGGCTTTCATGTAGCCGGCGAGCCGCGGCCGCTTTGTGACGCGGCGGGCGTATTTCTTCCAGGAGTTCTCGAAGAGCTGCTTGATTTTGACAGGCATGGCTTGCCTCTTTTTCTGCTCGAAGAAGCCGGCCGTGGTCGCCGGCTCAGTCACGATGTCGATGGATCGCGCCTCAGAAATACGCCGGACGTGAAAGATGCCCTCGGCGTCGTCCTCTCCGTCCCCGACGGCGTTATGACTGCATCCCAGCTGACTGTCCATCCTCTCCGCCATCTCGCAAATCAAAGCGGCGTCCCGGTTGCTTTCGAGGTATTCCAGATCGCCGTACAGCTCGCCCTCAATCAGCTGGACATTGATAATGCGGCCCAATTTCTCGTTGATGGCGCGCGGGTCGTTCGGCTTGTCGGGGTGATTGACATAGACCGCGATCCCCTCGTAGATCCGCCGCTGGTAGGCGTCCTGAATCGCTTCCAGGGAATAGAGCCGGCCATTGACCGACTCGCGGCCTAACAGCTTGACCCCTTTTATGACGTGCCTGTCACGGTCCACGCGGGCGGCACCGGCACCGAGCGGGGCCAGGCCGCGCACGATGTCTTCCGAGAGGTTCAAGCGTGTCCGCAGCTTCGCCCTGGTCTGCACCATGCCGGCAAGGATACAAAAGGGCAGGGGAGATGAGCAAGAGATGGATTTTAGACGTAACTCTAGATGTTACGGGAGGTTAAGAGGCGGACTTGGCGATAACAAATGCGGCGATTGACCAGCTCACAAACGATTTCGCCGCCCTGCGCCCGCACAACCTTGCGCGCCTCACAAAGTTGACGACGGACAGCGCCGAGGCTGCTTTGCTCATCCCAGAGGAGGGCTTTCAGCTCATGCCGGGTGTGCGGGCGGCCGTCGGCGAGGAGGGCGAGCATCCGCCGCTGAGTGGGGGTGGGGGACATGGCTCAATCTCCGTGGCTAGGCAGCCTTGCGCTTCATCACAAGGAACGCCGCGGACTGTGGCTCGCGTATCTGCGCATGATACGTCGGTTCCGCAATAACCCCAAATGCGAACACATCATGAGGGTCCGGGCGATTCGGTTCCTCCGGCATCGGCAAATTGAAGTGAAATTTCATCCCCCCATAATGAGGTATGCCAATATCAATGTCAAATTCTACTGGGCTATGCATTTCCTCGTCATTAAGGACCATAGGTTCATTGTGCAGAACCTTTTCGATCAGCCTTTGCTGGAAGTGCAAACTCACAATCTCATTCAGCAGTTCTTGAACATAAGGCGATGACATTAACTCTTTCAGTTGTCGCTTCGCAAGTTTAGGCAAAGGGCCATACCGCCCGAAACCAACACTCTCGAAAACGGTCTGAACATGATCCGACCACCAGAGCAATTCCTTTGTTCTCTCGCTGTCATCCAGAACTTTGGATATATGTTCCTTTTTTAAGTCCTTGAAGATAAATTCCATTATGCCGCCCTCCTTTCGTCGCCCCAGGTATCCCTCTCTTCGCGGTCGTCCGCCTCTTGCAGCGCATCGAGGCCGAACTTCTTCGGCAGTCCCTTCCATTCGTTCCACGCATCTTCCATTGCCTCGATGTATTGCAAATTCCAGTCTGCCTCCGCCAGAAGCGAGCGTATGGTGCGAAGGTACTTTTCGGCCCATTCTGCGATTTGCTCGACGCGAATCCTCACCCGTCGCTGTTGCGACATGAGCTGACGCCCTTCGGCAAGGTATGGCTCCAGAGCACCGGAAAGCCGCCAAGTGACGAAAGCATGGCACAGGGTACAGAGTGGAATAATATCGCCTGGCTTCTCCTCCCCCCGATGAAGAGGATTGCGGCAATGATGCACCTCCTGATGAAGCTGAATACCGCAGAGGGCGCAATGACCCTCAAACCACCATTTCATCGCCAGCTTTTTTCCGTCGTAATTCATTTTCGCCACGGCGTTCTTCCCTCCTTGATGCTCGGCTTGGGTGTTGATTCTATTGTAGCGATTCGCTTCTCAATCTCCGTGGCTTGGATGCGGCGGTTTCGGCACTGGTTTATGGCTGGCCTTGAAGGCATCGACGGCGTCAGCGATATCGTGAAATCCCTCGTGCCCCATCTTGACTGCCTCCTGATGCAGGTCCGGCAATTCCTCGCGGGCGTGACTGGGGACGCGATTACCCTCGGCCGCGCTTTGCGCCCAATAGCGCACCACCTGCGTCATCCCTTCCAGCTTTTCCGCCATGTCGTCGCGGGCGCCGGCCACGGCGCCCTTGACCGCTTGCCATTCCGGCGAGGATAGCGCCTCGTCGCCGTACTGTTCGCGGGCCTGCTGCTCCAGTCCACGGTAATAATTGCCGTAAACCGCGCGGTTGGCTCCCATCAGCTGCTCGTGATAGGTTTCCACATCTTGTTTCACGTCGGCTGGATCGTACTCGCCCTTTTCCATTCGTGCCAGCAAGCCATTCATCACCCGGTAGGCGCCCGAGGCGTTGACCTCGGCCTTGTCCACGAGGTGCTGCTTCGCCGAGGCTTTCGGCCGCTCCTTCTTGCCGCTGTCTTTGCTGCCGCCACCACCGCCGCCTCCCGAGGTGAATTGCCCCGTCCCGGTGTCGTGCTCATGTCCCGCTGCGTCCTTGCCCTCCGTCATGGGGTGCGGCGGCTTCGGCACTTCCGGCCCCGGCTTGCCGCTCGGTAGATCCAGCTGGGTCGATGGCGCCGTCTCAGGGAATTCCTTTTCATACGCTTTCATGTTCCGCTTCTCGTTCTCCCAATCAAGTCCTTCCTCGCTCGCGCAGGTCTGCCGCGACTTCCAGCCGCCCTCGATCCGCGTGGCGTTGGCCTGGGCCTCGTCGGCACGGTTGCGGACTTCCATCGACGGCGGCTCGCATTGAATGTCGATGTACTGCCGAATCACCTTCCAGTCGTACAGCGTGCCCTTGACGAAGATGCCGCGGCGGGCCTTGCAGTAGTTCTCCAGCACACGCCACTTCGCCGTCAAGAAACGCGGCTTGTAGACCACGTTTTGCTTGTGCTGGCCCGTCCGCACGAAAGGGCTTTCCGCCGTCAGGGACGAGGCATAGGAGTTGTTCGAGCTGTCGCCCGAGGTCAACCACTCCGGGGCGTTCCAGTTGACGGCCACGGCTCGCAAGATTGCCTGCTCCACCTGAATGAACACCGGCGATCCTTGCGTGAAGGGCGGCGGGATATACGTCATGCCCTTGGGAATGTCCCTCACTTCACCCGGGCGCACTTGCCGCACGTTTTCCTGCGTGCCCGTCCATGGGTTCGGCACGGTGTAATCGGTGTTGGCGGCCACGAAGTCGGAGGCCTGGTCGCCCGTGACAGGGCCTTCCCATTGGCGGATCTCCGAGACGGCGGCCTGGATGGCGCTGCCCTCGCCCATGTTCTCGATCAGCCGGCCGGCGACTTTCAGGAAGTCGTAGGTATCGTAGCTGAGATCGGGGATGCCGCGCTTCACGTCCCGATCCACATTGGAGAGATGTTCGATCATCTCCGACGCTGGAACCTCCTCACCGTTGGTGTTGATCCCGTCATAGCAGACGTAGTACGCCAGCGTCGTCTGCACGTCATGCTCACGGCCGACCGGGTTCTTCTTGCCGAACGACCATTCTTCGAGGGTGCTGTCGGCCGGCTGGATCAACTGCTCGGGGCCGACCGTGCGCGTGCAGGTCGTGCCATTCTGCTGTGGGAAGTCGCGTAGGAACCATTCGCCATCGCGCACGTCCCGCCGCAGGCATTCGGCCTCGAGCGCCGGCCAGTCGTTCAATTCGCTGTTCTCGTCGAGGAGGTCCTGCACAGCTAGCCGCAGCCCCGGCGGGCATCCCGGCTTCGCCACGGCACGGTAGGTAAAGCCATCACCGATGATGTAACTGGTGAGTCCCTGCACGGCACCCCTGGCAAGGGCACTGGTTTGATACAGGACACGCGAGGCGCCGCGGAGGAGGGCCAGCTCCTGCCACGTCCGAAAGAACGGCCAGCAGGCACCGTAGCGACGATCCGCGGCGATGGAGATAGCCGAGAGGAGAAGACCGTCCGGCGAGCGCAGGCGGTCCAGCATGTCCTGATAGCCGCCCACCCAGTCGCCCCAGTAACCTTGTTCGCTGAGAACCTTGCCGGCCGCCTGCGCTTCGAGAAGTTCGGCCTGGTAGTCGCGCTTGCGGCGCAGGTTTTCCTGCAGCTGCTGCCGGCCGGCGTTCTGGTCCTGCGGCCACCAGTGCGCGGTTTTCAGCTCCTCGGCCTTGGCCTGACGTTCGGCGCGGGCCAGTCGGATACGTGCCTCGGCGAGCTGCTGCTTGAGGCGCAGGTGTTCGAGGCGGCGTTGAGCCTTGCCTAACCGGGTCGCGGTGTGGCCATTAGTCTCGGTCATGGCAGCACTCCTCCACCAAAGCAGCCAGCTGTTCACGGATGAAAGGCCATCGCCAATCCTGTTTGAATAGCAAGAGATTTTTGCCTTGCCGCTTTTGAGCGATAATGTTGTCCAAAGGCAGAACTGGCAACGCAAAACCGTGATCCAGAAACAATATCAGGTCCGTGTAGTGATCAAGGATTTCGTCGAGGCGGGTCGCGGTGTGGCCGTTGGTTTC